GAAGACCTTTGGAAGAAATCCAGTGCTGTGTCCAAGGAAGTGGATTATTGTTTGCTGAAATATCATACTTTGGTTTAAGGCCGATTGCTTTCATACGACGATTCGCAATCCATTCAACATATTGCTGAAGTAGTTTATCATTCAGACCAATCATAGATCCATCTTTGAACAGATAGTCTGCCCATTTCTTTTCTTCGTTTACTGCGCGATCAAACATCTTATAAACCCATTCTTCCTCTTCCTTTGCAATTTGTTGCATTTCAGGATCATCACCTTCTCTCCATTTATTTAAAATGTTCTGAGTAAGTGCTAGGTGTTGGTTTTCGTCTCTTGCGATGAGACTAATGATTTTTGCGGATCCTTCCATAATCTTAAGTTCACCAAAGGCGAAACTGCAAGCAAAACTAACGTAGAAGCGAATACCTTCAAGAATATTAACGTTTGCGATTGCTCTGTAGAGTTTTCGTTTAACATCGTTGAGATTTTCCTTTGCGTAAGTGACTCCCTCAAGTCTGTGCTTCCAGGATTCAGAAGTACCATAATTCTGTGCTGATTGAATAAAGTCATCATAAGACTCTGTAACGCTCTCAGCACGTTCTAGAATGCGCTCATCGTGGATAATAGTATCAAAGACCTCAGAAGGGTCTGAATAGATGTTCTTGATGATATATGTGTATGAGCGACTATGAATCATCTCCATAAATTCCCATACAGTCATACATGCTTCCAGTTCAGGAAGAGAGCAGTATGGAAGAAAAGCCATACCAGGACCACGACCCTGGATAGAATCAAGCATAATCTGATACTTTAAATTAGACGTATAGATGTGCTTTTGTTCTGGACGAAGTGTTTGATAGTCTCCACGATCTTTTTGAAGGGAGACTTCTTCTGGTCTCCAAAAATAACCAAGTTGCTGAGTTGTAAGTTTATCAAAAACAGGGTACTTATATGAATCATATCTTTGAACACCTAAAGGTTGTCCGAAGAACATGGGTTGTTTTTTAGTATTCACTTTTTCTGTATTAAAAACAGTCATTCCTTTAATATTCCTCGGTTCTTCAGATGCCATAAAATTGTACTGCATACTTCCTCTTTTTTACTTTAAACTCAATTCCACATAAAGTATTTAAGTTTTTAAATTGTTATGAAACTTAGATCTTACATGACTCACAATCTTCCTCATCAGAAGTCATAATATCATTTAGGAGAGATTCAAGATTCTCTTTCGTTTCCTCAACTACCTCATCAGTTTTAATATCATAAGTATTTTGATAGTAAGAAGTTTTCCACCCGTACTTATAAGTATTCAAGAAATCTTGTGCCATTACGCTAACAGGTACTTCATTATCGTCATAATTTTCTGGATTATATGACCAGTTTCCAGAAATTGCTTGATCGAAGAACTTTTGCATAACAGCAACAACATTAATATAACCACGATTGCTAGGCATATCCCAAAGAAGCGTATAATTATTCTTAAGAGTTTGGTACTGAGGAACAATTTGCTTAAGAGGTCCTTTTTTGGACTTCTTAATGGACAGGAATCCACGAGGAGGTTCGATCCCATTGGTTGCATTTGACACAACGGAACTGCTCTCTGAAGGCATCTGTGCGGACAGTGTTGAGTGCCTGAGACCATGTTCCAGGATGGATACCCTAAGACTTTCCCAATCATGTTGAAGTGCAATGGATGAAATTTCGTCTACGTCAGATTTATAAGTATCGATGGGAAGAATACCATCAGCATACTTAGTACGACCAAAGTATTCACAGTATCCCTTTTCTTTAGCAAGTTGATTAGATGCCTTGATTAGATAATACTGGAAGGATTCTGAAAGTCCATGAACAGCATCCCATGCCTCCTGAGAATCATAATTGAATCCAAGTTTAGCAAGATAATGTGCAAGTCCAATGAAACCAATTCCAAGAGATCTACGACGTTTTGTAAAGTTTTCTGCTGCCTTTACTGGATAGTTTTGATAATCAATAATTTCTTCTAGAGCACGAACAGAAAGATTGCAAAGTTCCTCAAGTTCTTCATCTGATTTTACTTTACCCACATTAATTGCAGAAAGAATACAAGTTGCAATTTCTTGAGGACCATCATCATCAATGTGATGAATTGGTGTAGTCGGTTCAGTAATTTCCTGACAAAGGTTTGACATTGTAATCTGATCTTTATAAGAACTATGAGAATTACAATGGTCAATATTCATAATGTAGATACGACCCGTCTCAGCACGTTCTTTGAGGAGGTTAAGAATGAGTTCTTGCGCCTTAACAGTTTTCTTCGAAACGGACGAATTGTTTTCGTATTCCACATACAAATCGTCAAACTTGTCTGTTCCGAAAGCATCATAAAGTCCAGGTACATCATGTGGAGAGAAAAGTGTGATCTCACCATCCTGAATGAACCTTTCATAGAAGATTTTGCTGAGTTGAATTGAGTAGTCAAGTTTGCGAACACGATTGTCCTCCGTACCTTTATTATTCTTGAGGACAAGAATATCCTCTATTTCTTGGTGCCAAATGGGAAAATGGACTGTAGCTGATCCGCCACGGATTCCATTTTGTGTGCAGCAACGTACAGTTGATTCAAACTTTTTAAGGAAAGGAACAACACCTGTGTGTTGAACTTCTCCACCTCGAATCTTAGAATTGATTCCACGGATGCGACCTGCGTTGATACCAATTCCTGCTCTTTGAGCAACATACCTACCAATTGCCATATCAGAACTGAAGATGCTGTCAAGGGTGTCATCAACATCAACAAGAACGCAACTTGCAAATTGGCGAAGTGGGGTTCTAACACCCGCCATGATTGGTGTAGGAATGTTGATTTTGTGCTTTGAGATTGCGTCATAGTACCTGCGAACATACGACATTCTTGTTTCTTTTGGATACTCTGCAAAAACTGTCAGAGCAATCATCATATACATGAATTGTGGAGTTTCATACACTCCACCTCCACTACGGTCCTGAACCAAATACTTATCAACTACTTGGCGAAGTCCAGCATAAGTAAAGAGATAATCTCTATCATGATCTATGAAGAAATTTGCTCTATCAATCTCTTCCTTTGAGTACTTATTAAAAATATCATTATCATAAACTTCATGATTAACACATTGATAAATGTGTTGCTCAAGATGAGGTAGTTCTTTCATCTTCCCATAAAGTTGCTTACGAACTGCAAATAGAAGGAGACGAGCAGCAACAAACTGATAATTTGGATGATCAAGATCAATAAGATCACTTGCACTACGAATTAGAATTTCTTGAATTTCATTTGTAGAAATTCCATCATAAAATTGAATACCAGAGGTCATCTCAACTTGACTCGCAGAGACGCCTGCAAGACCCGCACATGCCTCTTCAACCATTACGTGCATCTTATCCAAGTCAAGAGACTCAATGCTACCATTCCTCTTAACAACTTTTGTTCCGTTACTCATATTTTCTTCCAGATAGTAAATTTAAGTTTTGCTTCTAAACCAAGGTAAGTATTTGATTCTATCACAGACTGAACATTAAGTCCAGATAAAACCATATCATTAATATCTTTTTCAGATATTGTCGAAGGCCAAATTACGACTCGTTCACCTTCACTAATTCGCTTTGCGATTCGATTAAGGATTTCTGCATTACGTGGTTCGTTATCATAAATCCACACACGCCTGCTAATACCCCACTTATCAACATCACCGTCTGCACCACAAAGAGCAATCGAGTTGCATATGAAAGTTGAATCAAAGGGACCTTCCGTGATGTAGACAGTTTCAGTTTTTTTGACTTCATCGAGACCATAAATTTTTGGTGCGTCATCATTAAGCATTACAGTAATGTATTTAACCTTTGAAGGACCAAGTGCTCTACCCTGAAACCCGACTAATGTATTTTGATAAAACAAGGGAATGATAATCCTTGGTTCATCTTTATCCGTACTGTCGAATGTTTGTTGAAGAGAGTTAGTCCACTCCTTAAATTTTTCGGTGTAATAATAGTTATCTGGATTTAATTTTCTACTTTCCAGATATCTTTTTGAGGTTGGATCTGACGATGCTTTTTGTAAATTTAACTTTGGTTTAAACTTTGGTGCTTCGAATTTGAACTTTGGTTCATCTACCGCAAACGTCTTTCCAGTATGACCTTCTTTAAACTTTTCAAATGTATATTGTTTATAGACTACAGGATCTATTTGTTTTAGAAAGTTATTAAAGGAGATATTAAGACCACAATTATGACACTTAAAATTTGTATTGTTTTTTACTTGATATAGATATCCTCTTGCTTTATTTTTATTTCTTTGAGAATCTCCACAAATTGGGCAACGAAAATTATAGAGATTATTTTTTACCTTCTTAAACTTCTGAAAGCGTGAAGATATCAAATTGATGTACTTTACATCAACAAAGTCCATAGCAAACACTAATCTGTTGATTCATTCTACCAGACTATCGCGTTTTGTCAAGACACAAGGCAGTTATAATTCCCGTCCACTTTATAACTGAATTTGTTATTTTTTGTAGAGAGTATGTGGACAGTTTCTTTTTGATTTTCATGGCAACTATGTGCCAACACTTAATTATTTAGATTTTTCTATTCTAACTTCAGTATTAGTAGGAGTCAATAAGTCTACAACTATATGCGATTATGATACCGCAAATGTTGCTACATGAATACACCTCACATTCCAATAAAATAAATTTATTATCTTTTAGTTTCTATTCTATAATTTGGTTGATTATCTGGTGTCAAAACATCTACAACCATACTGGATTGAGAAAATACAAAGGAAACTATTACTAAAGCACCTACAACTAACCAACGAAATTTTGTTATTTCATCAACTTTTTTATCAAGATTAATTATACGCTCATCTATTTTTTCTTCCAGTGACTCAAATCTTTCAATTACTCTACCATGATCTTCTGTATTTTTAACTTCAATTGTCTTAATTCGGTCAATAATTAATTCATCATTTTTACTAGTATGTTCTAATTTTTCTTCATGAACTGCCAACATTTTTGAAATATTCTGACTGGTCTTACCCATTATTTGAATAGCCTCGTCAATCTTCTTCATCATAACCTCATAGGATGTAAGACGTTCTTCAAGAACAGCAATTTTGGTATCTGCGGAAGTGTTTAAATTAAACATATCTTTTGTGAGTATTGTTTGTTACACTACCAACCAAATAACTCAAGTAGTTTTATCATTATTTATTATTGAGGGTTTCTCCACCTTTTACGAGAACCTGGTGGGAGTTTGATCTGAGGTCCCTTTCTTTTTTGCATTCCCATCACAGGATCAAATCCTGCAACTGGACCTTTTGCTTCAGCAGATCCAGAAAATCCACCAGATCCACCAGGAGAATTTCCAACCATTTCTTCTCTAACTATAGAGATAATCCAATCAAGTTTCTTCTTTTCCATTGTAGATTTTATTAAGTTCTTCTAAACAATAAAGGTCAACTTGAATATCATGAATACCAGATTTTGGATATTCTGGCAATCTATTTAAAAATATAATGAAAGATTTCAACGAAGACCACAAATCCCTTTCAATTTTAAAAAATAACATAGGGGTTGTTGCTTCACCAAAAATATTATAAAGAATAATAAAGTGATTTAAAAGAAGGTGGGTTTTTAGTTCACCCTCTCTTTTATATCTTTTTAACAATCTTTTAATATACTTAAAATGATTTAAGTCTTTTTCAAAGTCCTCTTTTGTTACCGCCTGAGGGTTTTCATAATTTTTAATTGCAAAAAGAAGGAAGTTATCCTCATTCAACTCATTGAAAATCATATATTAATCAAACAGGAGTTGGATATAGAATTCCGTCAGCACCAGTCGTAATACCAGACATTGCGACTAGAGTTTCAGTTTTTACTCTGAAATTACCCTGACAATCAATGTAGGTAGTAACACCGACCCAACCAGCATGAGCATATCCGTCATAAGGAGATGGTGAGGTTGTTGAAATACCATAAACTTGCTTATCATAACCATCAACATATCTCTTGAAGGTTAAAACATCTCCTGTTGCAATTCCTACAGAGATTGTAGACCCAAGACTAATAGTTGTTGCTCCAAGAATAGAAATTGCTAGATTATTTCCACCATTTACAAGTAAGTCTCCAACAATCAGACCAGATGGAGCAACGACAGGAATAATATTAGTTCCTACTCCAGCATTTGTCGTTGCTGTTCCTGTAATAGTTAAAGTACTTAATGATGGAGCAGCATCATTAGCATTACTGTAAGTACTATCAAGAACTGTATATTTTGGAAGTTCGCTGATGTAAAAACTTGTAGATCCAATTGATGCTGTAGAAAGACCTGCAGTTGTATCGATTGTAAGTTGGGTTGTGCTTGCAATACCCACGATTACAGCATCTCCATAATAAGTCCCACCACTTCCACGAATTCCAAAACGAATTACGTCACCAGTTTTTGCAGCACCAACTTGCCCAAATGTGGTTCCAGATCCGGTCACCACTCCATTAGAAAGTGAAACTAGTCCATCAGATCCTACATTATCATTATTTCCCCAGAGTGCCATGTTCTTTATTCCGTAAAAGTTATTTGCTAAAAATTATTTATAAAAAATAGAGACCCCATATTGAGGTCTCTATTAAGATTTTATGAGATTCAGGGAGTAGGATCTACCGCGCCCTTTTTCTTAAGATGTTGTTGAATTTGAAGAATTACAAATGATGCAATTCCATTTGCCTTAACTTTAGGAATTGCGCCAAGAAGTTCAGAAACAACTAGAAGAATAGTTGCTACTGCTGCTTCGTTAGCAACAATCCAAGCCCAAATAAGTCCTGCAGACATAATAACCTCCTTATGGTTTATCCTACATTATTTAGTATCAGTCATACCTCGAATGCATCATGTCTTGTGCTCTTTGAGTAGCAGCACGACGTTTTGCAACTTTTTGTGCTGGAGATGCTGGTGCTCCATACTCACCAGCCGCTGGTGGTTTTCTTGGAGTTCCTTTTTCTTCTCTCCGTCTTTCATCAATCAACTCACCTTCTGGTTCATATCCAGCAGTAATAGAAGGATCAGTTCCTTTTGGTGCAGAGGTTAATGCTTGAAGTTTTTTCCTAATAATTTGAACTTCTTGCTGCCTCATTCTATCTTGCTGTTGTGCAACTTTCTTTTGTGCTTGATCAGGTTTTTCTTGCGTCTTTGATTGAAGTTCCATTGCCTGCTCAACCATTTTCTTGGCCATTTTAGTAGCAGTCGCATACATTACTTCCTTACCACGACCAGGATATCTCTTTTCAAAGTCTGCTGCCTTATCCTTCATTGACTTTACAATTCTTTCTTTTTCTTTGGTCTCAGCAGCAGTTAAGGTTTTTTCATCAATTTGAACTTGCTCGCTTCTAATATCAGCAAGAAGACTATCTAACTTTGACTTTCTCTTTCTTGCAGGTGGTTTAGCAGTTCCACCACTTACTTTAGTGGTTTTTGCTTTTGCTTTTGGTGCTGCAGGTTTCTTTGCCTCTGGTTTTGCTTTTGGTTTTGCAGGGGTTGTTGCACTACCTTCCCAAGGATCCGCAGGTTTTTCTGTGGTTTTCTTTTCTGGTCCTTTATAAGAACCGCTACTTACTCTTTCCTTTTGACCTGCGCCAGCACCACGATAGGTTGATGCCTTTCTTGTTCCAGTGTGTGCTGCACTTGGAGTTTTATCTCCACCTTCCATTTTACGAGCAACACCTAATGCGCCTTTAGCAACCTTTCTTGCACCAGATGCTACTGCTTGCTTTACTGCCTTTTTAGCACCAGAAACTTTGCTTGCAAGTTTTTGCTTTGCTGCTGCTAACAAACTTCCTCTTTTCTTTTCTGCAGTTGGAGTATCGTGACCAAAAGTTACCTTTCCTTCAGTCAGAGCAAACTCAAGTGCTTCTTCAATATCACCTTCTTCATAACCTTCATCAAGAAGTTCATCATAAACACTCTCAACAATATAATCCATTTCATCAACCTCTACCATTTCAAGTAGAGTACCACCAAGATTTTCTACTGCCTCACCCATATTTGGATTAATTTTGATTTTATTTTTTACAGTCTTCTCTGCAATTTTTTCATCATTCTTTTCTTTAGGAATATCACCTACTACTTCAGAAAGATCTTGTCTCCAGTTTGAGAAACCTTCTTTTGCAATTACTTTTGAACGAACTTTTCTACGATTTAAAAGATACTTATCAGACTTATCAGTATCTCCGTCATTATCAATATCATCATCCTCTTTACCCACAGGATCCAATGCTTCCTTTACTTTCTTTCTTGCAAACTTACCAGAAACTTCACCTTCTTCATATCCTTTACCATCACCATCATCATCCCACCAACGCTTTGCTTTCTTTTCTTCACTTACCGGATCACTAGATCTTGATTTCCATCTTCCACCATATTCCTTTTCCATCTGCTTTTTAAATCCTTTCACTGCTTTTCTTCTTACAGATGCTTTGGGGTGATCAGATACATTTTCTAATGGAGACCTTCCGCTGGGTGCTTCACCCTGCTCTGGATCTACAAATGCTTCTTTAATACGACTCTTTTCCCTCATCGCTTTTGCTTTTGCAAGTGTTCTCTCTCTTGCAGCATCTTGCTCATCTTTAGGAATAGTAGTTACAGCACCAAGTCTTTCTGCTGGTTTACCAGGAACTGCTGATTCAACGATCTGCTCTAGATAAATTGCAGAGATATCTTTTACGTGATTATTAGTCATCTTAACAAGTACTTGCTTTTTTTGCCTTATACTTATTTATGAAATTGATGCCGTATGCCTTACCACCCTTCTGAAGATACTCCTTGTTTGTTCCAATTGCTCCAGGAGTTAAAGAAGCATAGTGCTTGAATGCTCCAGTTGTTCCAACAAGAGTATTAGGATGCTTTGCATCTCTCATTGGACTGTCCATCTTAACTTCCGTGTATTCCATCAGATCCTTAATCCAAGACTTAAACATATATCCTTCTTCCGTTACACAGATGAGATGATTAGTTCCTCTACGCATTACTTCACCAACCAATCCAGTATTTAAGTTTTCAACAATATCGCCAATGTTAAAAATGTTTCCTACCAAATAATTTTCACGAAGAGTTTGTTGGTCACACTTTGGAGCAATTTCCCATAGTGAATAACTCTCCTTTTTAACCTTTGATTTCTTTGCACCCATTCCCTGACGAACTGCATTAAAGAGTGCTTGAGTATCAGCATCATCAAGTGTCTTTGGAGTTCCTCTACGGAATGAATCAAAATCATTATCAAGAACTGCTTTTCTCATCTTGGATGCAGACATTCCTTCTACACCCTCTGCATCTGCATCACGAACACCAGCAGAAACCACGCGGATTAAATCAAAGTTATAAAGATCTCCATTATACTTTTGTGCAAGGTTCTCAAACTCTGCTTGACGATCTGATCCAACAACAATATTTACACTTGTGTATCCATCTTCGTTTGCAGTAATAAGAACATCAAAAATTGACTTCATATCCTTATCATTAATAATGTTCTCCTCAAACTCAGGGAACATTTTCTTCATATACGAAACTTTAGTATTAGGATCTAAAGGATTTTTCTTTGGATCTTGAGATCTTGAAGGATAAATCTTAATATCTCCACCAGCAGAAATTCTCTTTGCAGACTTGAGAAGTTTTTCGTGTCCTACTGTTGGGGGATTGAAGCGACCGAAGACAACCGTGAGTGGTGGTAGTTCTTCTGCTGGTTGTTCTTGTGTCGCTTGTCCTGGTGCTGCTTGAGGTTGTGGAGAAGGTGCCTGTGCTGCTGCAGTTGGTTGTGCTGCTTGAGGTGCAGCAGGTTTTCTTCCTGCTCCAGGTTCTTCTGGTCCTTTTGCCTGACGACCATCAATATACTTAAGTTTTCCTTTTTCTGTTCGTGCAACAACTTTACCGGAACGATCCAACCATCCTCCGTGACCGTCTCCCTTATAACCAAGTTTCTTCGCTTGTGCAGCGGCTTGTGATTCTGTTGCTTCGGATAAAAATTGGAAAAAACTTTTCATATTTTGTTTTGATATACTTATATTTATTAACTATATCCATCTGGGTTTGGAACAAGACATTTTTCGGTTAAAATTGTTTGAAAGTCTTTTGTTATTGTTGCAAAAAATTGTGGTTGAGATGTAAAAGATCCTTTATATCTCAATTCCATATCTAAAATATTTACACCCGCCTTCGACAATTTAAAAAATATTTTTGCCGCATTTGCCTCTGCTTTTTTTTCAAAATCAACATCAATCTTATATGGTTTTTTGTTCGCTTCAAGATCACTTAAACCACATAAAATGGTATGAAGATCGATTGCTTTTCCTTTAGAAACACTTGGTTTCCCCTTTGATATTTCACCAATACCAGTAACAAGAGCAAATCCAAAACTAAAATCTTTCAGTTTTTTATTTGCAGAAAGTTCATCATATAATTTTACTTTGAGAACAAGATTGATAAGAGTTTTTGCAAAAAGATCAGCGTTATCATTCATATATTGCGTCAATCTTTTAAAGAGAATGTTATTTGTTTTTGCAAGATCTACATTAACAAATTTTCTCATAGCATCAGGTGCTCTATCATTATCATATCCACCAGATAAACTTCCTTTGATATTGACATATGCCCTATCAAAAATTTTTTTATCTCTTTTCTTTGCTTCGAATAGTTCTTTATCAGTCTGTCTATTAATATCTTTTATAAAGAGAATTCCATCTTCATGCGCTTGTCTAACCAATCCAGCAAAATATTCTGTCCTCAATTCTGTAATTTCTTCTTTAATTTTATTAAATTCGCTTCCATTCAAAACAGTGTCAAATGCTTTGTTTATTAGTGTTGGATCTGCAGAATTTTTCTTCGGTTTCTTTTTGAGAGAAACGCCAAAATATTTTTTATCTCCAGTCCTTACGATAAAATCTGAAGAGTTGTAATCATCAAATCCATAGGCTTTAATTCTAAATTTTTCCACTTCATCAGGCCAAACGTTTCCAGTAAGAAAAACTTTTTGGGCAACAGGATCTGCACCTTGTCCATGATCAGATTTCAACCACCCCTTAATTGCAAGAGCTGCTGATATTCCCACTACTGCTTCTTTAAATGCTGCGGGAGTTGGTTCCATAAATGCAAGGAATTCACTACGAGAACTTCCAAATTCAACATTACTTGCAACTTTTTTTGCCGCATCAGTTATCCACTCTCCAAGTGCTTCTGTTGATTCCGATGCTTTGTTTAATTCCGCAGAACTATAAAACATAGCACCTGCTGCCATTACTTCAGAATATTCTAGTGCCATTTATATACAAATACTCTTTCAAGTATTTAGAAGTGGAGATAAGGAGACTCGAACTCCTGACTTCAGCCTTGCAAAGACCGCGCTCTACCAACTGAGCTATATCCCCAATCAAAACATTATAAAACCCCTCAACTAAAAAGTCAAGGGGTTAGAGCAACCTTCCGTGCTTATTTATCAGCGGACGTTAGCAGCGTACCACTTCTCAAAGTCCTCTCTACGCTTATCACCTCTTGGGGGCATAGGAGTTCTTTCTCCGCGAACAGGAGCAGATTTCTTTTGCTGCTCTCTTTCGTACTTATCAGGGTCTCTGTTAGCAACTTGTGCTTCTCCAATAACAATAGCAATTGCTTTCTCATCAATCACATTCGCCATCATCCACTCTGCTTCTTCCAGAGTTTCTGCAAATCCCTCTACTTGGAGAAACTCAAGAACAATATCAAAGATATCAAGTTCTTCCGCCATCTTTTTATTTTGGAGAACATTACGACGAGATACTGGACTTTGCATTGCAATTCTTCTTTGCATCTGTCTATTTGCTTCGGGATCGTCGCGGCGATCAATAGCAATACGCTCTTTCTTGTATGCTCTTTGTGCTTGACGCTCCATCTTCTCTTTAGGAAGTGGTTTCATTTCTTCATCAACTTCTTGAGCAACATGAACTTCAGAATATGCTTCTACCAAACCTCTAAGTTCTTTAGGATCCATTTTTATCAATACGTTTTTAGTTATTTATAAAAAAAAACCTCCCGAAGGAGATTTAGATCACACGACTACTTTTTCCAGTTCTGTATCAAGTTGGTTCATTACTTCACGAAGTCTTACAATTCTTTCTGGAGAATACTCTTTACTATATCCAGCAGTAGCACCATCAAGAACTTGAAGAACCTCAAGTGAAGTTCTTACATCCATTTTAATTGTTACTTGTTTTTCTTTAGTCACAGGTCTCCCTCCACACGATTTTCAGAACGTTCAATAGTAAAAGCACCTTCAGGATAACGAGCACTCAGTTTCTCAAAGTTCATCTGAATCACTTCTTCAATAGAAATATCCAGACCAATACACGCTTGAGAAACGTACCACATAATATCCCCAAGTTCACGCTTGAGGTGAAACAGGTTCTCTTCATTGACTGGTTTACCTTGGAAGATCATTTTCTTCACAACTTCAGTAAACTCACCTGCTTCTGCAGACATTCCTACAGCAGCAGTAAGCAGTCGCTCGGTAGGAAATCCCTCAACCTCAAGGGTATGAAGACGTTTGAGAAACTCACTATATTGTTTGCTGGGATTTGATGTAGTTGCATCAACAAACTCAACATATTTTTTAAGATCAATAGTCATCAGAATTTAAATCCTTCAAATGATTTTTTAGGTTTTGTATCTTCATAATTATACTCTTCTTCTTTACCAGAGTCAAGTATATCGTTTTGTGCGGATTGTTCGCAGTCATATAGTCTCATTTTTGCTCTATCAATTCCAATCACAAACCTTCTATACATTGTTGGATCATTGTATCGGTTCTTAAGTTGCTTAACTAAGATTTGACCAAGACCTTCCAGTTCCTCTGTAGAAATAAGAGCAAACATAAGGTCAGCAGTTGCAGGAAGACCGAAACTTTCTGAAGTATCGGTCAATTCCACATCAGAGGATCCAAAACCACTTCTTGTAGTTTGTGTTGCACTCATAATAGGAACATTAAACTCCACAGCAAGACCACGGAGTTCTTCTGCAATAGACTTAACCAAGGTATAAGAGTTGATATTACTTCCACCTTTAAACCTTGATGAAGAACAAATATTCAGGTAATCAATAAAGATAATATCTGGTTTAAATGACTTCTTCAGTGCGAGTTCATTTAGAAGAGACTTGAAATGACCTGCATGTGCTGAAGCAGTTGGATACTCTTTAATGATTAGAGATCCTTGTGTTTTCTTTGCAAGGTTATTAACTTTAGTCTCAAAGATGTTTTTGGGAAGTTCTGCAATATCCTGAATATTTACATTCAGGAGGTTTGCATCAATTCGTTCAGCAATTTTCTCTTCCGCCATTTCGAGCGTAATGTACAATACGTTCCGTCCTTGGAGCAAGACGGAGCTAGCCACATGGCACATGAATAGAGATTTCCCGACGCCCGTACCAGCAAGAGCGATATTAAGAGTTTTGTTAGGGAGACCGCCTTTGGTAATTTTGTTAAAGTATTCAAGATCAAATTCAATTTTGTCCTCCTTTCTTCTATAAGATTCATAACGTTCTTCATAATCTTGTAAGTAATCATGTCCAACGTGATTATCAAAACTTACTGATAGTGCATCAGAAAGAATTGAGGGAATTGAATCACGATTCTTTTTATCATCATCTCCATCCGCAATATGTATGGATTCCATAAGAGCAAGATAAATTGCTCTGTCCCTACACCATTTTTCTGTTGTATCAATTACCCAATTAGTTTCAACAGGAACATCATCAAGTGCAGAAATTACATTAAGAGTTTCTTTGTAAGTTTGTTCATTTAGGTCATTTCTTTTCTCTAATTCAATGCAAAGAATTTCTTTTGTTGCAAGTTTATTATATTCTGAAATAAAAGAATACATCTCTTCAAAAATGATTCTTTGATTAGAATCTTGAAAGTAATCTGCTTTAATAAAGGGCAATACTTTTCTTGTATAATCCTCATTATATAATAGGTTTCTTAAAATTAAGAATTCAATTTTTTCCATAAGAAAACGAAAACGATACACTAACTCTTGTCTTGTCTTCTTTAAATGGGAGAACCATATGAAGAAGATATGTTGGAAATAAAACTAAAACTGATGCTGTTGGATAAAGGTGATAAAAATCAACATTGTATGGTGATGCCTTATCTCTAATTAAATGAACCTTTTTTCCGTATGAAGGATCTTGGAAAACTAATGCTCCTCCATCCTTATTATTCCAAGTTCCTGCTTTTATTGGATTATCTTGAGTATAATTGAATCTCCAATCATTTTCAACTATAGATTCAATTGGATAATATACACCAGCAAGAGCAGTTGTTCCGTGATGATGCATAAAATTTATATCACCAGATTTATTTACATTTGCCCAAAGATCAGAGCAAATTAATCCGTCTTTATATCCGTGTGATTTGCAATATTGATTTCCATAATCAGTTATAATTTTAGATAATTCAGAGAAACTTTTATACTTAGTTTCTAAATCGGTCTTGCTATGCCATCCACCCAGATTACTGTGATCTTCACCTTCAGGATCTTTTTGTTTTTCTCCTAAAATATCTTCTACAAGTTGAAGATTTAGATCATGATTTTTATCATGAAAGTTTGAAACAAGTAATGGAATTGGGAACAATGGAAGAGAACTAAGCTCCATAAGAAAATTCACCTTTAGCAATCACATCAAGTTTTTCCATTACCTCATCAGTAAAATATTGTTCTGGATTTTTAAGAATCTCTTTTGCATAAATTTTCTTACCATCCATCTCATAACGACCCGCTACATTCTTCCAGAGTCCACCAAGTTCACCAAGTTCCAGAAGACCATAGTAACGATCAAGACCGCGCTCATCATAATACAGACGGACTTCAACATCTTGATTTTCCTTACTTAGACGCGATTTATGAGTCTTTGCCTTGATAATGTTTCCAATGACTTCTGTACCATCCTTCTCCTTTTTCTTGCTGAGATAAATGATAGTAGAAGCGGCATACTTGAGACCACTACCACCACCCATTTCTTTCATAGGAACATAGGAACCAATAACATCGTAAGTATGATTAGTGACAATCATAGGAATGTTTGCCTGCCCCAACTTCAGGGTAAGCATACGGAATGCGCCTTTGATCAGTTGAGATTTGGTCATGTCTCTAACTTCCTTATCATTCAGTGCATCATTAATCTCCTTGCTGGTGGAAAGCATTCCCAAAGAGTCTAGCACAAACATACAAGGATTTCTTTCTCCTTCGGGTTTTTTCATATAAAGGTCAACTGCCTTGAGTGCCTTTCCACGAAACTCTTCTACCGTAACAACATTCACCACAACAATACGAGAAGTATCTAAACCTCTGGACTCTAGAAGAGATTTGGTGATAGCAGCCTCAGTATCAAAGTAGAGACAATAACCATCGGGATTATTATCGAGGAAATTCTTAACCACGGCGAGGCTGAAGAAAGTCTTTCCAGTAGAAGACTCTCCAGCAATAGCAGTAA